CTATAATAAGTGAATTACAATGTCTTCTGTTAGTTCCTATCTCTTTAATAATGCAGGTCGTATTGGCGATGATGTGACCGATCAGTCCCAAAAAAATGTATATAATACCAGATTTGCAAATCATACACTATCTAACTATTTTAGCGATAAAACGTCCAACAGCCACGTTAATTTCGCCACAAACCAGCCCGCTGTTATGTTTAGTGGTAATGCTCACGGTGTTGGATTAACCGGATCTGCTATCGATGCGGAGTCTATCTTGATGTTGAAGCCTGAGCAGGATCACGCAGTTGAGAAGTTGCAATTATTTCAACGCCCTTTTGCCACTGTTCCTTTTCTTGGACGTGGCAGCTGTGACCCAGCGGTTGAGTCTCAGTTATTGTTTGGTGAAATGGTATCTGATAAGAAGAGTGCATCTACCATTATGGATAAGTCATTCGCACAATATGCTCTGTATCCTACTGACCAGAAGATGGAAGAGCGTGTGAACAACGCTGCTAACTCAGTTGAAGAGGCGGCACTTGATGGATGGGTTCGTGGTGGTATGTCTACTCGCGAAATGTCTACTGACGAAATTATGAAGAAGAACAATCGCCCCAACGCATCCTTTTAAGTATTAGCGAGTATAAAATGCTAATAACTTTAAACGCATAATTGCAATATAATCCATTTTAAATATTAAGAATAGATTATATAGTTAATTAACCTTTTTAAATTGCGGAAATTTAACCGTTTTTTTTATTTCTGCAATAAAATCAATATCTAATGTGTTGTAAATATCATTATGGATATACACATTGTCAACTATATCATTTACCAATAATGTATAATTGTTAGCTTTAAAATATTCTCTTAACATTTTATATTTATTCATCATAATTGAATTATTAATAAAGTCAGGATGTTGATCTGCAATTTCTATTATAAAAATGCTAGGATTATAATTTTCAATTGAAAACCCATTTAATACATTTACTTCATAACCTTCTACATCTAATACCAATAAATCTATATTAGTAACGTTATTTTCTTTTAAAATATTATTTAAAGTATTTACTTTCACTTTATGATAAGCATTGTTACTGAAATGTCCTGAAAATTGTGGCGTATTTGAGTATATGTTAATTACATCTTTATCTATTGTAGACAATGTGTCCGCGTCTACGATAACTACTTCCCCTTCATTTTCACCCAATGCCAAGTTGTAATTTTTTACATTTATATGATTTTTATGATTTTCACAACATAAATTATATATTCGTGGAACCGGCTCAAAGTTAATTCCACGCCATCCAATTTCGCCAAGATTATATGTAAATGAACCGGTCTTGCCATCATTTGCGCCAATTTCTATGAACAAGCCATCTGTTTTATATGGCAATACATTATTCATTATAATATGTAATATTTTACCGATCTCACCACAAGAAGTAGAATAAGGAAAGCTCATTTTAATATTGTAAATAATGATATGTTTAAGTTATAAATACTATAATTAATTAGTTCACCAAATTATTTACGTCTTGTCACTTAAATTGCACATTAATGTAGTTTAACGCCTATACGTCGGTTTTGAATTATTTTTATTGTGCAAAACACCCATAGGCATTTCAAAATTGGGTGCTAGCATAAATTGGTGCGATTAAACACCAACGTTAATACATACATATATGTATATTTATGTATTTTCCTCGTGATGCAACCGTAGATTTTTGTATTAGAGACGAACCAGCAGAACTGTCTCAACCCGAAAATGATCTTAGTGAAAATGACGATGCAGATGATATAGAGGCAGCAATAAAACCAATAACGCCCATGCCCTATCGTGGGTTTTTAGATGTAATGGACACCATGAACATTAAATTTGGATACAATGACGGCAAATTATCAGCAGCGTTAGATCTAATTTCCTTGTACCTAAAAGGTCAAAAAATGTTGTATTTAGAAGCAAAATCTTATTGCGAGTTTTATCTATATCGTCTAATGATCCCAGCAATTCTTATTTCGTCTGCATCGTCAGTTGTTAGTGGAATATTTTATGACAATACCACAGCAGTAAAGATTGTTTCTGCAACAAGTGCTGCAAATACTGTCATTTTGTCACTCGTAAATTTTTATAAGTTAGATGCGAAAGCCGAAGCGCATAAAATGACTGCATATTCATTCGACCAACTTATTTCAGAGTGTGAATTTACTTCTGGTAAAATATTACTAAGTAATGTATCCGAAAATAAAAAGGATGAAGACGCCGAACAAGTAAACCAACCCGAAAAAACAGTGAATAATAGCGAAAAACCAATTAAATATGATATTCAATTTGTTCAAAATTTTATTACGCAAATTGAAAAAAAGGTAAAAGAGATCAAAGAGAAAAATCAATTCATCATTCCGGATGCAATTAGATATAGATATCCTACTATTTACAACAAAAACATATTTATGGATGTTATCAAAATGCATATAGACGAGATGAAATTCTGTAATGAATTAAAGATTATATGTAATGCCGAGATTGACGCACGGAATAAAATTAACAGTGGAGACAATTCTCGTAGTGCACGCGAAGAGTTGAGCCGGTTGTATATTGATAAAAATAAAAAAATAGATGATATACTTGAATATAGGAAAACTAGAACAGAATGTGACGAAAATATATCAAACGAATTGAAGAATGTCGGGTATAAGGATACTAAGTGGTTCTGTTACTAAACCATCAAATAATGCAGCGGTTATTCGTTTTATATTTTTATGAATAGATATAAACATACGCGTGGATAATATATAACTAGAAATGTATCAGTTTAGGCGCAATGCAAAACCGAAGCCTGATATTCGCAAACAAAATATTATTATCAGAAATGACGAAGACGATGAAGATGAAATTGAACCAGCAATAAAAACAATTACCAAAGAACATAATCATATTTATTTTCATTCCGAGGTGAACCGGGATACTATATTTGAACTGATTGCACTTATTCGCAAAGCAGAAATAGAGAACATCATATTGGCACATAACCTATCCAGCCCTGATGCTATTCCCATTTATCTCCATATAAGTTCTTACGGAGGGGTTGTGTTTGATGCACTAACCGCAATTGATGTTATTAACTCGTGCAAAGTTCCAGTGCATACCATCATTGAAGGCGCAACTGCGTCTGCTGGTACACTAATTAGCGTTGTCGGTAAGAAACGGTACATTAGACAGAATGCTCATATGTTAATACACCAGTTATCGTCTGGCGCTTGGGGTAAAATGAATGAACTGGAAGATGAGTTTGAGAACAACAAACTTGTAATGGACAAGATAAAGGCAATCTATAAGAAACACGCAAAAATTCCTAGAAAAGAATTGAATGATATATTAAAGCACGATTTATGGTGGGAGGCAGATAAATGCATACAATATGGGTTGGTGGATGAAGTGTGGAACAGAACATAACTTATACAAGTATAATTTTGTAAAAATGATACAAAATTATAAGCAGTTAGTGTATAAGGAACATAATGGAGGCAATAAATCAAGCAATATTTGGAACGCCGAATAAAGTTCCACACGAACAAGTGTATAAGGTATTTCAGGTGAACCAGGAACAGCATTATTCTCATATAATAATTTTTAACGGCAATGCCCAAACTACATTAAACCTAAGCGAATGGTTTAGCGAAATTGAAATTGCGGATATTAATCTACACAATACACAAGTCACGTTCTCTAACAATATTATTCATTCAGATGATACAATTCGCACTATAAAGTGGAAAGTCCTTGATGCAATGAAAAATTCAATGGTTTCTTATCCAGAGATCTACTTGTATGCAAAACAGACACGTTCGATTGACCTATTTGATATATATCAGAAAATAACGCAAAATGACAAATATGCTCTTCGTTCAAATATGTTAGCCCAGTTGCTGCAAAATTTACACATAAATAGTGATATTATTGAAAGTATACCGCAACAAGACGAATATACGTTTGAAACGCTCTTCAAGTATATGCCAAGTCAATCGTATTCTATAAATATACCGATTGGGCAAAAATTCGCAAGTTTTACAGACTTCTTGTATCCTGCCGACCCTTATGATAATTTATCGGCGGTTGAGAACGCATTTAAACAAACGGTTGATAATAATTTAATCACATTTGAAAATGATCTATTGTTGCATTATGGTCAGATTGATGGCAATAACTTGTATCTATGTCTAATTGGCGACGTTTTACCCTACACTGAAACCATCGGATTGAGCGACGAATACATCATTCGGTTATATTACCCAGTTATTGCAAACCAAGACATAATTACAAGACAGGGTGTAGATGATAATCGGTATGCATTCATAGACGAAGATGCAAACCTGCGTAATAATAAAGAAATTGTGCAATATAACACAGACATTGATATGTTGTATAAAATCTATAATGAACGCAAGTCGGAGTTAAATGATGTTAATAAAGGTATTAAACAAATCGAACTGATAATGCACCCAGAAACCACTGTCAACTTACCATTAGAAGTCATTTTTAAAAACATACACGCATCTAAGGAGGTTCCTTGTGTTAAATTCAACCCAGGTTCTCGTCAGGAAAATATATATCGGTTATATTGCGAAGAAATGACGAAAGCTGGCAATAAAAAACCGGTATTGAAGAAATCAACGATCACGAGTTTGTCTAAGATGTCCGCCCAGCGCGAAATATTATTATACATTGTCAACGAAATGACGACCGAATTACATTTAATAATTAGTTACAACGGCAATATACGCATAATGGGGAAATTTACTAGCGGCATTTCATATGAGGCATTAGATACGTTTTTAAAAGAAACCGTGAATGGCATCATTGATAATCTAAATGCGTTTTTGCAACAGACTGGTTACAAGATTAATCCGTTTATAAGCACATCTCATAATTTAATTGAGATCATTAATATGGATTACGCATTTGCAGTTGGTTCTGTTATGTCCGAAATGGCATTTGATAAATATTTAAATTGTCTAACAACCCTTTTTGAAATCAGCAAACATAGTACAACTGGACCATTAATTATGAATTATAAACGGGTCGGCAATTATAAGAAAATGAATGCAATGCAATCTATGATTACTCACGTATTCCAGACAAGCAATAGAGAACGTTCAGTGATTGAGGCATTGATTTTAAATTTTAATATGAGTGAAGATGATGCGGCGATGGAATTTGCAAAATACTTGAATGATTTTCATCAGATTAATGGACGATATGTAAATAAGACGGTTGATATATTAGAAAATAATGGGTTTAGTACGGTTATGCAGTACTTAAAGACCGAGAATAAATTAATTACGTCAATTACTAATATTGATAACATTAGATACATTCACGCATTGGACATATATATTGATAGTATCTGTCGTATAATGCTCAATCCAAGTAGTACAGCAGTTTCACCGGAAGCCATTGTAAGTTTATGTGCCGATAAACGTAGAAAAAATTTGACAAACGATGTTGAAATTATTAAACCATTAGTTAAACCGGCTGAGGGTGAACCATTAATTCGCAGCACATTATTAGCCGATGATAATGAAGTGAGTGACGAAGAAGACGGGGATTTTATATTTTTTGAGGAAGAAAACGAAGAGGATGAAGAAGCCAATGTAGAGGGCGAAGAAGCCGACGAAGAACTTGGGCAAGAAGACGATATGGATGGCGGTGCGAAAAAAACGGCGATTGTTATCAAAGAAAAGGAAAACACGAACATATTTTACAATAAAATGCGTAGATTAGAACCAGAAATCATATTGTCTAGAAAAGAAGGACAGTTTAATGCATATTCGAGAACATGTCCAGCAAACGTAAATCGGCAACCCATCATATTAACAAATGCGGAAAAGGATCGTATTGATTCCGAAAACCGCGGAGCATATGGATACGCTATGCGATATGGGCATAGTGAAGATAAAGCGAAACAACATTGGTTTATATGTCCGAGATACTGGTGTATGAAAACGAACATGCCGCTTACTGAACAACAGGTGAAAGATAAGAAATGTGCGCCGGAAGACATTCAAGAATTTACTGGACGTTCTCACATAAAAGATGGAAAATACGTTACGCACAATCCGGGGTTAGTAAAGGATGCCCACCCAACTCACGGTGTACCGTGTTGTTTTGGTAAAAATTGGGACTCCGAACAACTGAAAACCGCACGTATTAAATACGGAGTCAATCCAGACGACGTTGATGCTCCTGAGGGCACAGAGAAAAAGATTGATGTTGACAAGAAGGCGAAAGACGATGCCTCGTCCAAACTATATATTACTTCATTTGATAAGTTTGTACCAAAAGAACGTTGGGGCTACCTGCCTCCATCGGTTCAATTATTCTTAGATATTAACTACACTGATGTTATCAGCAAGAAAAATGCGGCATTAATTAAAACAAACGTAAAGACATTTTTGCGATATGGTGTTGAAAATAACCCACAACAATCATTCGTTGGATGCATTGCTGATATATATGCATCTGTACACAGATACAAGGAAAACAAAAAACCAACCCCATCTATTAAAGAAATGCGTGAAATAATCGCGAAGGCCATCACACTAGATATGTATTTGCAATATCAAAATGGTTCACTCGTTGCATTATTTCAACCAAAAAGGCAGAGAGTAAGCAAGGATATTCTAGCAAAATATGAAAATACGCAATTTTATAACAGTTTAACCCCGACAAATGACGCACAAATGAATTTTTACGAAGACACGGTTGCATCATTTGAACGGTTCATACAATATTTACGTGACGATGATGCGATAATTGATCACACATATCTGTGGGATATTGTTACGTCGGTGAATTCTCAATTGTTTCCGAGCGGATTAAACTTAGTCTTGCTGCAAATATCTGACAATGATATTACTGACAATGTTGAATTGATATGCCCCACCAATTCATATGCATCCAATATGTATGATGTTCGTCGGGAAACTGTCATTATGTTAAAACACGGGGCGTTTTATGAACCAGTATATCAATATGAAATCGTTGAAGATGCTGAGAATGAGCAGGAGAAAACCATTCGGTCAAATGAGACGTATTCGCATCAACTTGCCAATCCGGAATTAAAACGGGTCTTGAATATTATCCAAAATACGTTGGGGAAATATTGCAAACCTCGGGCAAGTATGCCGAATGTATATCATTATAAATCTAACATAATCGCTAGCAGGTTGACACATTTATTAACAAGCAATGGATACATTATTCAATCCCAAATAGTAAATTATCGCAGAAAGGTAATTGGAATTATGATAAAAGATGTGTCCGAGCGTGAGTGGTCGGTTTTTGTTCCGTGTTTCCCATCATCCATTTTGCCCAATATTACAGTAAAATATTCGGATGAAGTTGAATGGACAACTTATTTAAATACAAGAGACACGCTTTTGCAAATCAATAGCAAATCTGAACAATCTATATTATGTAAACCAATATTAAAAGTAATTGAAGATGAACTCATTGTCGGAATATTGACAGAAACAAATCAGTTCGTGCAAATAGACCCTCCTATACTGAATGTGGATGATGGCATTGATGTAATTCATAGTACAGGATATGCAAATAGCGGTTATATAAATGCGGATAAACAGTTGGCGACGAATTCAGAAGAAGACCCTGTGCGATTAGATACAATACGCAATATTAAATTGGAGGGACAGTTCTATTCTGCATTCCGAACAGCATTACGCATTGCACTCAGTCAACATTCTAATTATGAACTACGACAAAAACTCGTTTCAATATTAGACGGTGCAACGCAGACAACATATCGTGTTGCCCTGAGAAAATTAGAATGGATTATTCGGGATTTATTGAAAAAGCAAGTGACGTTTGCGACTTACAAACCATCGGTCTTAAAGAATTTGATGGATATAACCGATATTGAAACAACATATAACAAATCTCAGTACTGTTTAGTTGCCGAAGACGGCGCGTCGTGCAAAGTAGTTATCCCGAAATTGAATTTGATCACAAATGCCGAGAACGACACTGTATATTTTAAACGGGTTTCCGATGAATTATTACGGTATAAACATGTTCGCTTGTTTGTGCTTGAACCCAAACGGTATTTGAATATAGGCAATTCTGAATATAATTTGTATGAGGATGAGTTGTTATTATTGCAGACATTGTTAGATGGAGATTATTTTGACAATTTAGTACCTATTCAAGCGAATGAATATGTTAAAAATATTACGTTTGATACTGCTGACCCAGCTATACATCAGAAGTATTCAACCGAAGTATCTCTTAAACAACAAAATAGTTCATCTGATATTGATGAAAATGCTAGAACATTTATTACGGAATGCATAAAAGAAATCAAGCCATCAGTCATTGGAAATGATACTAGTTATTGGAGACGAGTTTTTCCATCAAATAGCCGGGAAATTATATTTAATAGTTCGGCGAATTGTACCTATTACGCATTGATTGATATTATAGATAAGCATTTGAAAAAGCCAGTGCCAATTCAAACAATAAAACGTGCGTTGTGGAAAAAGTATAGTTCTTATTTGGATACAAACCAAGCGAAATTATTGCAGATTTTACAAATGCAACACGGTAAACGTGCAATGATAAATCGGGTCATAAAAAATCAAGTGAATTTTGAAGATTTAATTATGAGTGAAGAATATTATATTACCGACTTAGACTTGTGGGCGATTGCATCACTTCTCAATTTGCCGATTTTACTATTTTCGCATAATCCATTGAAAACTCTGGGTTTATCTGTGAATTGGGTCATTCTTGGTGGAAAGACAATGGTTGACAATTATTATTGTATTCGCAGCCCAACCAATACCCGCACATTCCCAGAATATCATTTGATTACTCCTGCGCACAAGTTGATGGAACTGAACGGATTTGAACAAATGATTAATAACCCCGAATATGCCGAAAACAATCTAGACTTTGGAACATATCTGAACACGCACAATCTTCGGATTAACGAATAGAGTGTTTGACTAATATAAATGATAAAATATTGTTATGTTATCATTATTGGTATTCGGCTCGATTAAAATTACAAGAGCCTGAAAGTAATGTAGAATATTCTACGTCGCCGGCAATTCGTTTCATATACATATATGAAGGTAAAGCGTATTATCATCCGAGCGAAGAAATCAGCAAATACAATTGTTCAAAATTTCATTGGTAGACAAGAATAGTTTCCCCCGATAATATATATATATGGCAGCGACACATAAGAACAAACAAACCAAACACGGAAGTAAAAGGAAATTTAGGAAAGTAACGAAAAAAGGCACACAGAACAAGCGAAAGAGACGAACAATAAAGAAGCACGGAGGAAGTACGAATAGCCCCGAGAAAGATGAATTATTAATGAAATTGATGCATCCTAAACCGTTAAATTCGCTGAGACGCGCCTTTACAAAAATAGATGCTGAAACAATCAGAAATATGACACAGGAAGAGCGCGAAGCGACCTATAACAATTGGCGTAATGTAGAGGCAGAGACTAGAAAAAGACTGCGAATAATCAAACGAGAGAACATAGGTGAGAACGAATCGGTAAAGCGTCAGAAAATCGGCGAAACGGATGAAATGTCAGAGGTCTATTATGACAACGGCGACAAACCATTTAACCCATATAGTCCAGATGATCCACTGAATGATCTTCCAACGACGGAGAACTGGGATATCGAGCAAATGCCGAAAAAGAGAGCGCGCGAGACCACAATGGCGGTTCAATCGAAACCCATAAAGAATATGTGGATACCACCAATGGTGCATTCTGCGGAACAAGGAGAATTTGACGCATCCATGCCATACGACCCATTAAACGATTTACAAGAGACCGCGAATTGGGAAAACGAAGTACCGAACCAAGAGCCGGATGTAGTTGAAGACTTAGACGAAGACCTAATGATAGAAGGAATAGACATGGACGAAGATAAGTAAATATCTTAGAATAAGATGAAAATGATAAAATATTGTTATGTTATCATTTTGTGCAATTGTAAATTCATTTCCGGGTTATCGGAATTGAACCGATGACCAATAGATACCTATCGTAAAAACCACTACAGTCTATTGCTCTACCAACTGAGCTAAACCCGGATTTATTTTCCCCCACCCCACAATATAACATTGCGCTCTTTTTATATACTTTTATCGTGCCAACAATTATTTGATCTAGAACATAAATTCATATTTTGCTTGTGGAAATAAACATATTTTCCCCCATTCTTCATCGTCCTCGTAGCGATTTTCATATGGCAATTGTTCATAATCCTTTACTAATCTCTTACCTATATAAATAGTCGGCGGTTTCTCAAATTTCACATAATATTCTTCAATAATGCGCGAACAATGCGATGGTATAATAACAATCACCGAGTTTTCTTTTTCTTCGAAGACTTTGACGTCTCTCTCTTCTTTTTCGTCCTCGTACTCAATTATCATATCAATCTTGTTGTTTTCACGGCGAATTATCATATCCATATCTTCTTCCTCAGATACAATTATCATATCATCAATATTATTTTCCATATGATTATATTATGTATGTCGTTACATCTTTATACACTTTTGCTGTGCACATAAAAAAGATTTTTATAATTTATTCTATTATGCTGATTAAATTATAATATTTTTATTTTGTTTTAGAACCCCGCATCGTATCCATCATCATCACACGTATTGGTATTGTGCGAGTTCAATGTCTCCAAATTATTGCGGATAACCAATTTATTCAATGAGCACGCATCTGTCGGGTCAGCAATTGCACCAAACATTTTTTCTATATCTTGTCTATTATTCTTGGTGCTTACTTCCACATCTTCCATATTCTTCATCTGATCCATATCAAGAACCACTTGGAACGATCCCGTTCCGAACACACCCATTTGACCCATCATCACATTCGCAGATACACCACGCATATGATCAAAGTCCGCGTGTCTGGATGCATTCAATAGCACTTCTGTGTGCACTTCAAAAGTTGATTTGGCAATTGGTCCAATATCGTCATTCAAGATACCCGATCTGAATATTGCCACCATATTTTCAGTAGATGTCATTCGGTCACACAACAAACTGAGATGATGGTAATTGATATAGACATCGGCAAACTCCATCACTTCTACCAATTCGTTGTACAGAACTTGACGAGCTGCCTCAATGCCCAATACAGTATATGTTTCGTGGATATCATTACAGAACGTGCGGTTTGCATCAATGAAATCTATCGCCAACATTTCCATCAAATTAGAACCAGTCGTATCCATAATCCAAATGTCCTTGCGAACATACTTGCCGTCTTCCTTGATGACATAGTTTTGTAATTTGCGGGGCAAGACATTTGTAATTCCGTTAATGCCACGCAGCACAATATTATTCAACAAGTTTTCTTGGAAGTTTCGTAACATATAAATATCATCCGATTGGTCAAGAGCATTCGGCACACCACGCACCTTCTTTCCCTTGTTCATTATCTTCTCGTTTAGACGGATACGGAATATCAAATTGTTCGCATTGTAATCCGCATATACGCAAGAGATGTCGTCGCCGTGACTAGAATTAATGGCAAAATGCACATCGTCCATCGTGATATTCTTCTCTAACATTGTTTCCATATTCATTTCAATGCGAATAATCCACTTGGACTTTGACTGAGTTGCATCCGCACTCTCGTCTTCCATACATTCCTTGACCATATTTTCAAATTCGTAATACTGCTCGACTAAGACCTTATCCTCCAAAATGTTGGTGGATTTATCAGATGGGTCAAAGCAGATTTGCACGGATTTTACCACATCCACTAGACGGGTGTGCTCCAACATATTTGCAAATTGGCTGGCGCGATCCTTGTTTTGTTCGTCAATTTCGTTCATATGAATAGTTAATGACGGGTTCTTAGGATTTTTCGTGAGACGCAGGATTTCTTCAATTCTTGGCACACCACGAGTAACGTTAGACTTGCTAGACACACCAGACAAATGGAATGTGTTTAGTGTTAATTGTGTGGTAGGTTCACCAATAGATTGTCCTGCAACAACGCCCACCATTTCTCCTGGATGAACAAGGGCTTGCTTGTACTTTAACACGATTGTCTCCAACAGAAGCACTAATGCTGCACGATGGAACCGCTTATTTACTAGCAAATCCTTTGGCGTTAAATAGAAGTAATACAACGTCTCAAATAGTTGGGTCGGCTTCACAAACGTCATTTTATTCAGTTTATTGAAATATTCTTCAATCAAGTCAAATGCTTCTAGTGGAGTAATGTCCACAATTGTAGATGAATTCAAATATAACTGACCTTGAATGTTTGCGATTGCGCTTTGGAATGAGACGGGCAATCTAACACCATTGTCGTTTTTATTGTGAAATACTGACTTGACGATGGTGTCGCGAGCAGCCAAGAGCTTCTCGATGTATTTTGCACATCTAGCCTTCGTGTCCGCACGTTGCTTCTTAATACGGGTAGATGCGCCCTTGCTGTATACATTGATCGTCTCGGTAGTTTGGTCATTTACTCCAATCATATCATAGTGGAGGTAAATTTCCTCGGTGCTCATTCCGACCAATGGAATAGTTTGATTTTCGGTTTTGGTTGATTCAAAACCGTCATCTCCATACGCAAACTGCACGATCTTGCCCTTGTTATTTCTAACGGTCATATCATACTCCACTTTCAAGTCTTCCAACCCCTTAATTAGTCGTCGTTGGATATAACCAGTCTGTGATGTCTTGACTGCTGTATCAATAAGACCGATACGACCACCCATAGCGTGGAAGAAGAGTTCGGGGGCAGTTAGACCAGAAATGTATGAATTTTCAATAAATCCACGTGCACCAGGCGAATCGTCAAACTTATTGAAATGTGGCAACGTTCGGTCGTCAAACCCATATTGAATACGTTGACCGTCAATGTTCGTCTGTCCCAAACACGAAATCATCTGGGAGATATTGATTAATGTCCCCTTTGACCCAGAATTTACAATCATAAGGAAACGGTTGTCCTTGCTGAGTGATTTACGACTGATCTTACCGGCTTGGTTGGTTGCCTCGTTGAGAATATTATTTACATTTGTTTCAAACTCCGCATAATTGGTTGCAGATGTGTTGTTTTCAAATGTTCCCAGATGCACGCGTTCAATCAGCGACTGTACTTCCTGTTTCTGTTTTGCTATTTCTTGGATGATACGATCTTGCGTTTGGCGATTTGCAACCAAATCGCTGATGCCTACACTGAATGAACTGGATTTCATATATTCAGTTACAATGTTTTGCATATCATCAATAAAGTCGCACGCTTGTCTATTTCCGAAATCGTTGTATGCTCTGTGAATGATACCTTTGCTCGCAGAACTCAATACAGACTTTTCAATTTGACCACGAATGTACTTTCCATTTCGGATTTCTAGAACATTGTTTGATGTGGCATAATCTTCGTCGTCCTCGTCAAACAACTTTGTCTTGTATTTCATAGTTAGCGGTGGTAAGATTTGAGAGATTACATCAAAATTGGATATCTTTCCATCCTTTCCAGACGATGCTTCGCGTAAGGCGTTTACATTCACCTTCGGAAACATCATCAACAAATTCATCGCATCACGCGGCGTGAAACTAATGTTCGGACGCGTAATACGATACGACCCCAGCAACGAATCTTGGTAGATACCAATAAGTGGGGCGTTCGCCGACGGACTAATCATCTGGTACGGGATTGCCGCTAGATGTCTTAACTCCGTTTCTGCCAGCACATTTTGTGGGCAATGCATATTCATTTCCGATGTTATTTGACTGCATTTATGCAGCCAAATACCCCAAAGTCTCCTAAGGGGGCGGACTATACCTTGTGCCTTATCAGGTTGGTTAAACCTTCATTTAAGACCCGTAACCGTCTAGTCTCTGAACCTTCTCCATATCCTATCATAGCGGACTTAGGAGCTTGGCTGCGGATTGTCTAATCCCAAGACGTTTTTACCATTGGGTTCGGCGATTAACCGAGTTCCCCTATTATGTTTCCATTATAGGGTGGTAGTCTTGGGCTCTAAAGAGTTTCCCGTCAATTTGGTCACGTAGCCACTTTTAAATAAATGACTAGATGATTATATTAGTAGAATGTACCTATGCGAAATACATTTACCAGTAGATCTTACACTGTTTTCCCTACTAAGTATATCTACAACTTAGCAGGCAGTCACCTGTTCGGGACAAAATTTATCCCCATCAAACGGTTGTTCCCTATGGTTTCCCATAAGGCCGGACTGTATCTTAAGCAAGTTCAAGATGGTTAATCTATCAATACTCACCCACTCCCGTTCAGTCTCTGAACGCCTGCCATATCCTATCATAACGGACTTAGACAGTAACGCTGCTGATTGCCCAATCCACGACATTATTACCATTGGGTACGGCTATTAACCGTGTTCCCCTTATAATGTTTCCATTACAGGGTGGTAGTCGAGGCTCTAAGGGGTTTCCAGAACAACAAGGAATGTTGCAGCCAAGTTCTAAATAGAACTGACCACTAGGGGGTAGCACCCTTTTAAGGCCCCCTGTTGCCGACGTTGATGATTATTGTTTGGAACAATCTTGACTGCATATATGCAGCCAATTTTT